TGATCTTTTGCAGTTTGCCTAATGTTTTCTCTATCACGCTCCATGATAGCATTGATCTCGGCTATGTTGACTTGCGCTCCGTATTTAGCGGTTAATTCTGCTGCTTTGAGTCTAATCTGTGCTTCAGTCTCATCTCTGTTTCTATCATCATCCATGATAATCTTCATGCGATCAGTTTCAGCATCAATGATAGCTTTCTGCGCTTGGTTTTGTGCTTTCATGGCTTCAGCTTGTGCGAGCATGGTAGCTGCATCAGGTTGTTGTTGCTCTGGGGGCGCGGGTGGCATGGGTGGTACTTGCGTATTAATAAAGCTATTAGCATCTTTAAATCCAGCAAGTTCAATCATGCGCGTGAGCGTGTTCGAATATTGTTGCATAGATACAAGTGGATTATCTGGGCCTAATGTTTGCATGATTTGTTCTTGTTTACCTGCAAGTTGTGCAAGGATTGCAAACTTCTCTTCATCAGAAGATTTAGAGATAGCGACATTCACCACCATGTCTTTATCAGATTCCCAGTATCTAGGATCAACAGGAATAAATTGACCTTCAAGTCTAAAGACATCTTGTGCATTTTGATGCTTAATAATTAAATTGTTGGTAACTTTAAAGAGTTGTTTAAGTCCACCCTCTGCAAAATGTCTGCAAATAATTTCTATTCGGCCTTGCGCTCCTGACATGGTAGCGGATACGGCTGCACTGGTGCTTGATTGCAAAGCATCTGCATTTAAGCCAGCAGAGGCTTTAGACACACCAGTCCTATTCTCTTTTGCTTCATCGAGGTATCCAAGAACAGGGAAAGCCTCTTTACCAGCGAAGGGTACTGTAAAGGGTTGAACCATCCCAGGGGCGCGAACTCGAATGGGCTGTCCGATATCAGTATTGAGTACATCGTCAATATTGACTTGACCTTCAACAACAGCCATACGAGGAAAGATAGAGTGTCCAAGCGAATCAAGGGTATCTCGCATAATTTGGGATTTTGCAGCTTGGATAGGCTTTAAGTAATCCGCTGGACACGAACCGATTGCAGTGTGTGGTTCAGGATCTGGGCAGAACATAGCAATAGGAAGATCATCCCATTGTTCTACATTCAACACATTAACACCTTCACCTGCTGTACAAACTCTAATTCTTTCATCGATGCCATCGCCATCGAAGTCATAAAATAAATAATGTTCAACATATAAAACTTCTTTCGCCCCAGTATCATTTCTATCTGGGTATACCATGTTGTCAAATGGATTTCTTGCCTCTATCTCATCATAGGCTTCTGGGTCAACCGCGCTTGAGCTTTGCGTTGCGTATTGCTCAATTTCGTCTTGGTCGTAACCCATAGCAACTAAATCAGAAACAGATTTAATCATGCGGTGCGCGACATAAGAAGCAGATTCTAAGTCTCGCGCGTTGCGTGAAATTAAAACTTCTTCGGGTGGTATTGATTCAATACACACTTGATCTTTGGCTTTAATTCTACGAATGGTTAAATCATATTTAGCTGGAATCTCTTGAGTAATCTCTTCACCAGATAAAGGATCAACTTGTGTAATGGTTTCCATGGTGACAGATTCTTCAACAATCTCTACATTAGGATCAAGTACCAAGGCTTGATATGAAACAGGATCTAAGTCTGTGTATTCACTGGTAGATGCTGAAATAGAATCATCCCAAAAGACTTTGACAAAACCGCTTTTTCTAACCAACGCATCTTTAAACGCATCGTATAAAACTTGAAAGCCTTGGTTTTTTTCTTGAATGATGTAATTAACATAATTGGTTTGTTGCTCGGCAACAGGAATATCTTCTGGGCCATGAGGTACAAATTCAACAATCTTTTTAGTACCAAAGAATGTACGCATAATTGATGGCAACATAAAGAGTACACTGTCTCTAACATCAGTCGAAACAAATTCAGACTGCATACTAGATTGTGCTTGTGGTTGCTCACCCAAATAATATTCTGTAGATTCTGCTCGCTCTGCACCCACTTGATGAATGAAATCTTTTGCATCATCCATCTCTGATTTAATAACACCAGCAAGATGCTCCATGTCAGTTTCTGCACTAACCACATCTTCCATTTTGTCTTCGTAATCTTTTGCCATGTAAAACTATCCCACTCGAATGATTCGAGATTTTAAAGGTTTTTTGAAATTATAACCGAAATAACTCTCGCTTCCACTAAAACTTGCCGCAGAACTTGCCATGGTCAAAGCCAAAGCATCTGCTTTGTCTGGAGATTTTATTCCTCTTTTACGCATTTCGTCTTTTGACTCTATCTTTATTTTTCCAGTCGAAGTATATTTGTATAACGGCGCAGCTAATTCCGCTACAAGCTCATCATCAATAGGAAGACGGCAATCACGCTGCGCTAACCAATCCTTGATTGCAAACCATAACTCAGCACGCAAGTTCAAATAGTTCTTTTTGGTACTCGGTGCTTCTGCCACATTCACCCCGCGCACTGGTAAATTTTGCTCACGCAGTCGATCAACCACCCCAGCACCAAGTCCAATGACATCGACCAAGATCTCTTGGGGTCGTTCCATCACAGTGGCATCATCGTAGCGATTTTTAACCACACCGCAAAGTTGCATCAAGTCCATCGAAGCAAAAGATGTAATTTCTAAGACAGTGTTTCCCTGGCGCACGCACAGCGCACTGTTATCGCCACCGAAGCGTGCAACATCTAAACCCCAAACAATTGGTTCATTCGCAGTCAGCGTGACATCGCGCTCTACCGCACCGCGCACTAAGTCAAGCGGTATGACAGTATCATCGTCCGCGCTAGGAAATTCGCCCATGACCTCCACACGCGCGACAGTAGAATCTTCGCCATACTGCTCGATCATCGATTGGAAGAGTTTTTGGTCAGTGCCTTCGACTGTGCGCGAGTCGATTTGCACATTCTGCCAAAAGCGCTTTTTGCTATTAAAGGAATCGTAAAATGGGCCTGTGTTTCGGCGCGGGTTGGAGAAAGTAAACCAGTAACGATTGGATGTTGGTTCAGAGAAGAAACCCTCCGATACGCTATAAATGGGTGAAGGTATACCCGAAGCCTCATCCATGATTAAACAGACCCCGTAGGAGCTGTGAATACCCGCAAAGGCATCTGGATTTTCTTCTGACCATAGTTGCGCCTGCGCGTAGTAATAACCAGTATCAATCTTGAGGTCGCGCTCTAGCGCTTCTTGAAACCAAGGTGCTGGTTTAACTGTGGTTGCAGTTTTTTGAAACCAATGAGAGTTGATTGCAAGAGTCATCCATTTACCAAGTTCAGCCCAAGTTCTACTTCTAAGCTGTTGTTCGGTGTTAGCGGTTACTATGATGGTAGCCCCTAGTCTTGTGGATAACATCCAAAGAATAATCCATGAAACCAAAGCAGATTTACCAATACCACGACCTGAAGCTACAGCCATTCTAAACATCTCTGGTAAATCCCTAGTGCCATTTCTAGCAATATGGATTGTCATTTCTCGCAAAATTTTTTCCTGCCACTTACGCGGGCCTTTAAAGTCTTCGAGGGGGGTGTCTTTCATTCCCCAAGGGAAAGCAAATTTAACAAAGTTTAATGGATCGTCTTTTACATTGACTGACCATATCTCCGTCATCAATCTCTTTTCGTCTTCGGCTTTATATTTCATAAAAAAAATTTAAAAAAAATTAAAAAAAATTAGTTCATCAGTATATATATACATACTACCCGCGCACAATTAAAGGGGGGGGTCATTTGCTAATCATCCGCGCATCCGCATCCGCACAAAGTGAACGCGCTGTGAGAAGCGCGGAGAGTGGCGCTAGAGCTTCGCGCGTTCGTGCGCGTGGGTAAGTACAAGGGAGAAGATAAACACCCCGTGCGCAAGCTCTCATGACTTCGTGGCCTTGTTTAATTGTTTAATGTCGATATCTTCGCGCGCGCTTGGGAGCGCGTCCGCTTGGTGTTCGATTATTCTCGAATTTGCCGAGGTAATAATTTCGCTAAGGTTGAGCGTGTGCGTGTGCTCTTGTTTTTCTGCCCAGCGCTCGCGGTCTGCTGATTTGAGATAGAACTGGATAGCTTGAAATTCGCCATCTTCTATTTTTTCCATGAGCTTTGAAGTTGCTCTTTGCAATCCTTTAGCTTTTCCTCTCTCTAATGCTTCCGATAATTCCGAGTTCTTCTTTTTTCTATGCTTGTCGAATGTGTCCCATCCAATATCCAACGCCTTGCAAATGCTCATAATTCCAAGGTTGAGCGATGCCAAATGTTCGACATAGGCATAGTCAATAACAATCGGCTTGCGTCCTCTCTTTTTAGGTGTTTTTGCTGTCATTTTTCCGAATAAATACCATTTATTACGAATTAATTTAGATTAAATTAAATTCCCTTATGGCTTTAGTTTAAAGGATTTAAGGGCATACTCATAATATCAATGAAATAAATATGTGAAAAAATGTGTACAAGTAAGTTTTTATATGCATAATAGATATTAACTAACTACTTATGGAGAGTAAAAAAATGAAAACAAAGAACTTAAAAGCATACTTATCGGGCGGTGTTGAAAAACACTTTGATGGCTCATTTACAATCTTTGGATATATTGACAACAAAGACGGCGAAGAAGTAGCAAGGCATAAAACAAGATATTTCGATTATTCAATTGGTGATGCTCGAAGAATGTTTAAGATTGATCTTGAAGACTTAGCAAAGTTATTAGAAGAAAATAATATTTTAACCAATGATTCTTGGATTAAATACGGGCATACCATCTAAAAACCCCCCACGATTTATCGCCCCGTCTTTTCGGGGCTTTCGTGGTATAACTAACTTACTTTTAGGAGAGTAAAAAAATGAATAAGAAAGAAAAAATGTATAACCAAATAGATCAACATGGGCAACGCCTAAACAATTTATTCAATACAGGCATTGAGAATGTTGAGTTATGTAAAAAGTTGTTCAGACTTGAAAACAGAGTTCACAGATTGGCGGAAGATTATTGCAACGGATATATTCAATATGACGAGTTCGATAAAGACTCTGATAATTTAATGCAAGAAGTTGCATCTATTCTTAATACAGAAGAAAGCAATCTTTTTATCAATGGCGACCCTAGAGGATACGCTATCAAATTCAACCAGGAATTCACCAACGAGAACATAGAAAATATGTATCGTGATCTTGGCGGTTATGGAATTGTAGCACCCGATTTTAGAGAGGTGGCTTAAATGACTAAATATATTGAAATAACTAAAGATGAATGGGTTAAAAGAGGGAAAACAGGGAGAAGAATAACTATTGATGGAGTTAAACATATAACCATGTTTAAAGAATCAATAGGCACTTACTTGCAACCCGTAAAAATTATTAAAAAGGTGAATTAATGAAAGACTATGCGCACAAACTACACAAGCCAAGAAAACCGCAACATTGGACAACCCAAGCGCGGACAATTACCGAAAATATAATAATTGTATTTTTCTTTGCATCCTTATTAACTCTTATATCGTGGGTGATCTAATGGACAAATATAATATTAATGATGTATTACTTGCCGGAAACCCTTTGGATGATGGTAAAGGCTTTGAATGTATTAAATGCAATGAATCCGGAGAAATTGCCTTTGCTCCATATCCAGTCAATGATTGGAGTTGCGGGCATTGTGGCGAATGGCAACAAGGAGAAAAATAACATGAACATCAAAAGATATAACTTCAGCAAGCCTAAGATTAACCGCCAAGAATTAGAGCTTCTTAACTGGTTCTTAGCGCACACCAGCGATAACCCGCTAATCAATCCTAAGGCCTTGGAGCTGTTCAAGGCTAACGGATACAGCGCGAAAAATTACCAGGATTTAGTCAATAAGATTAAAACCATTTTAAAAACCTATAAAACCAAGAGGGAATTATGAATAAAGAAGAAATGATTGCAGAGATTGAAAGTCTTTGCAACGCAAATAAAAATAATCCTTACTGCTCTGTATATTGGTTAGCAGATATGATTATGGATATTGTTGATAGTGCAGATTTAAAGGAGATAGAAAATGAAAATTAACGATCTAACGCCCAAGCAATTTGCAAGGCGCGAAATAATCAAATACTTGCGCGATCTATTCGACAACCCGCAAAAGTATATACAAGGCTTTGACGATCTAACACACAGACAGCAAGAAGAAATCTTGCGCTTTGTATCTTTAGACGAACATAGAATCGATAAACTTTTAAATTTACCAATGGGGGAATCGTGAGAATTTATAAATGTACAGAATGTGGGGAAAGCGAATACTTAAGACAGTATGTATGGATAAATCCAAATGATTATATGACTTGTACTAAGCATAACTTTGTTTATGAGGAAAGCATCCAAAAAACACCCGAAATTTATTGTGATTGTTGCAAGAAGTCTATTGATGGTCTTATATGGGAAAAAATTAAAATCGAGGAGAGCGAAGATGAAACACGCTAAATACTCACCAAGCGAAAGCAATAAATGGCTCAATTGTCCGCCGTCTTTATCTCAATCTAACTTCTTAGATGATGCGGAAAAAATGGCGGACTTTGAAATATTAACCAAGGAAGAATTTTTAACTTCATATTCTTACTTAACCGAGCAAGAGTATGACAACACTAAGAGAGAGGTAGAAAATGAATATTAACGAAAAAGAAAAACTTAACGAAGCTATAAACGAGTTAAGCGAAGCGATGGATGAATATGAGTCTTTAAACGATCAATGGATTAGAGATTGTTTAGACAATAAAGAATATTATTTACTTGTAGGGGTGTTAATGCCTTTAGCATCTATGCAAAGAGTCAACGAAAAATTACAACAATTATGGGTGAAATCATAATGACACAGCATAGAGAAATGATAGAAGAAGCTAGACGCTTGCTAAATAGCAAAAGGGAAAACATACCAAGCATGAGCAAGAACTTTGGTAAAGACTACTGGGTCTTAACTTATCCGTGCGGGAAGATTGTTAAAACTTACGAGGATAAGCGCAAAAAGGATGTAATTATCCAGGATTCATACCAATGATTGAAATACTTGGTTTCATCTTTGGTATTGGTTTTTTAATATGGTTAGTCATAGTCTTAACGCTATGGCTAATCGTTAATCATTGGGGGAATAGATAATGAGTTATGAATGGGATTTACCAGGAGTTTCTGAACTCGGATTAGAAATTTCCAATAATAATCGTGCCTATGAAAGTTATAAGCTATCAAGGCAAATGACAGAATATGAATGTTTAAACTGTTGGAAAAAGTTTGAGGTTCTTAACTCAAACTCGCTAAAACCAATAGAAAAAGATTTTTGCAGTCCTAATTGCAAAAAAGAATACAAAAATGGTTTTAGGGAGATGCCGATTCTTGATGGCACTCCAAGAGATTTTGTAAAAAATGATGGTTTAGAAATATATCACCCCGATTGTTATGCAATAGATTCTGAAATATTGAAAGAAGCTGAAACTTATGAATCAAGGAGTAAATATGATTGGGATTGCTTTAGATTTTTTGTACTTCTAAACAAAACAAGATCGGGTCAATTTAAAAATAAGTGGGATAGATAATGTCTTTAGTAAAAATATCAGAAATGGCGAAAAATAAATACATATGCCACATGAAAGAGAAATACGGCCTAATAGGTGAATTGGAAATGCCCACGCACGCCAAGAAAAAACCTAATCATACTCTCCTACTCGCGCACGATCACACCGAACTGGAGAATGAATACTTGGATGAAAGCGGTAACTCGCTCAATAGGAAACCAAGAATTAAGTTTAAAATCTTGGCTACAATCTTTCCTAACGGAGATATAATAGCCTAACCAGTCAACGGGGCGCACCAAGATAGCTTTACTCTCCTTCCCCCAAGTTAG